AAACATCTGGCTTATCTGCACCTTTATTTCCAGCAATGTTGGCATCTAATTCTGCTAACAATTTTCTCTCATCTAAAACTTTTTTCATTTCTTTAACAGCATCGCTGCTGGCCTTAGCTGCACTTTCCTTTAGGCCATCAAATAGGTTTTCAAACCCTAGAGCTCTACCTATTCTTCCTTTTGAAAATTCTGAAAGTTTATTAACTATGGATTCAATTATTTTAGAAAATATTAAATTAGTGCTTAGTCTAAAACCTTCAAAATATTCGGTAATTGATTTTAAATTATCGGATACCAATACTGCTAGTCCACCTATAACAGTTGCTATAGCAGTAAGCGGAGTAAATGCTGCCGCTATTTTAATAGCTACATTACCTAAAGAAGTTAGCATGGTAGGAATTTGAAGTGCCGTTAATACTCCTATGGCCGCTGCAAGTAGTTTAATATGTTCGGTTGCAAAATCTACAGCAATAACAAACTTTCCGTTTAGGTTTAAGTCTTTACTAACCTCACCAACTTTCTCTGTAAATTTGTTCATTGCTATAGTAAGTGTCTGACCGAATGTTTGTCCCAACTGTCCAGCTTTCAAATTTAGTTCGTCGAAGTGTTTATTTAATACTCCCGTAAATTCTGAAATAGTTAGCCCTCTTGATATAACTTCTTGCCAATTTTTACCTGCGGCTAATGCATCTTCTTTTAATAAATTTACTAACACTTGGTTAGTCTTTAACATCGTATTTAACTCTCTACCTTTAATCGTACCAGTTTCAAAACCTTTACCAAGCATTGCAATCCCAGTACTGGCAGCCTCGGCAGTAGTTCCAGAAATCCTATATGTTTGATATAAAGCCTGAGTGATACCTAGAACATCATTGCTACTAGCACCTAAGTCTTTAGTGGCTAGGGATATGGTATTAAAAGACCTACCAAGATCTGCAATTGGAACTTTCGTATAGTTTGCAACTTCAGCTATCTTTTTTACCGTTTCTGCTGCTACTTCAGAAGACCCAGACATTATTTTAATTCTGTCAGTTAGTAGTTGCATGGAGTCTGCCATATCCGTTAATTGCTTAAATCCGAAACCAACTCCAAATACAGCGGCCAGTCCTAAAAATTTAGATCTCAAATCGTCTAGTGTACTGGCAGTTTGTTGGGAGCTGCTGGCTACTTTTTTTAAAGCGTCTGCAACACCGTTAACTGAATCAGTTCCATCACTCTTTACTTGTAATGTAATTGTCCTAATTTGGGATGCCATATACTTTACGCCTTATCTTTAGCTTTCTTTTCTTTTATACACACTAGTAGTTTCTTATCCATTGATCGGATTATATAGTGAAAGTCTTCAAAATCTTCTTCAACTATATTATATATTTTAGAGTATTCTGCTATAGAGGTAAAGGGGATAGGGCCTTCCCCATCTCTACAAGTAGATAGCTCTATAAAAGAATCCCTATAAAAAGCATATTGATCAACTTCTGGCTCTAAATCGTTCTTTGAAATTTTCCCGTCAGCGAGTAGTTTGTAGTACCATCCAGAGGAAATATCATCACCCCATTTAAAAATGAATCCTACCCACTGGGACATTAGTTTCCCAGTTCTTCCTTAAAGTTAGAATAATCTTGCGAGTATTTAGTTAGAGCATCAAATAGCTCAGGAAGTTCTTCAAAAAAAGACACCGCTATTTCAGGATTGTATACGGTGTCTTTCCCGTCTATCTCAATCCCCTTCCAATCAATTAGAGAGGAATCAACAAACAGTTTTATTAATATCTTTCTTTCAATTCTTGGATCTAATTCACCCAACTGAATTTGTCTTATATACGGCTTGTAGTGTTTAGTCATTGCAGCTTTCATTTTAGTGTTGTTAAGTCCACCAAATCTCCTAACTAAAAAACCTACTCCTTCTTTTAGCTCAAACCAGATACCATCTGATTCGAATTTATCATTAGTTTTAAATAACGAATCTAAATTTGTTTTCATACCGATCCCTCCATCTTAATTACTAGTAGATATTTTTTCTTTTTAATTGTATAGAGTCAATACCAAGTAGATAAAAATACGCCCTCGCAATGAGGGCGATATTTAGGGCTTATGATAGTAACGAATTGTTACTGGTTTGTTGCAACATATAGAAAGCCTTACTAGTATTTTTATATAACTAGTAAGATATTTCAATTAAAATTAAGATCTATAGGAATCGAATAGGGTCTAATAGCTCTCTCCAAGATTCATTTTCATTTGTTCCGTCAAAAGAACTCCCTTTAACAGTATTTTCTATGAAAGTCAGGTATTGGAGATTTTCTAGAGTGTGTAGGCCGCAAACCCTTTCATTAATGATGGGAATAATATGGTCTACATGACAATCATCTGGGACTCTTCTCTTGAACTTATTTATTGCCCGTATGTCTGCGTATTTCGGAGTAGAAAGTTTTATCTTAATTCTCCTATTCTCACTATATGCTCTTACGGAATCTGGATTTTCTCTCTTCCATTTTTTATTTTTCTCTGACTTATCCTTACGATTTGCAGAATACCAATCCCTATTTCTTCCAGATATGCTTTTTGAATTTTCCAATCTCCACTCTTTATAGTATTCAGGATTTAATTCTTTAAATTTTTTATTATTTTTTTTAGTTATTTCTGGGTTATTTTCTCGATACCTTTTCCCAAATATTTTACTACAATATTTACACCTTCTTGCCCATCCCTCGTTAGTAGTAATGTCTTTTGAAAAATGTGCTATATCTTTAATCAGTAGACATACGTTACATTTTTTAAATTTTATGTCTAACCGTTTTCTTATTTTAGAATCTAGTTTAGACTTATCACTCCTACATTGCTTACAGATTGGGTTAGCACCATCAATCTTATTTTTATTTTTATGGTAGCACCCCATTTCTTTTGTAATGTTGCACCTAATGCATTTCTTCATTTGTTGCACTAGATACTATATAAATGGAAATAGATCAATATCTACCCTATAAACTAGGACCTATATATAACTAAAGCACTTTCCCCATTGGCCCCTACCTTTGCATCACCCTTCATTGCTAGTGATATTTGCTGGTTAGCTCCTGCCGAGCTTGGGTCTGCGAAGCTTGTCTGAACTGCTGGCATATAAAACCCGTACCATCCGTTAGTATTTTTTAATACGAAACCAATTGCAAAAGGGTCTTGAGACAATTTCTTGCTTAAAACAGGCCAGTTAATATCTGATAGGTAAGTTGAAAGGTTTACTGAAATTGCTGCTTGGCCAGGGGAGTAATCTTTTGGAGCGGCTACACCAATACAGTTTTCTGCAATGTAGTTATTTTTTAAATCCAATGAAAGAGATTGAATACAAAAGTTAACTGAGTCTAAAGTCCCTAATGCACTTGAGCTGATAAACGGCATATCGATTGATCCGTTAAACGAGTTAGTAGTAGCTGGAGGAACAATAGTTTTTTGGTAGCTAGCAAAATTAGCTTGTGCATCTTCTACTGCATAAGAAGTTCCTTCAAAACCAAATGACCCTGTAACGATTGACCCGTAAGCTACGTTTAATGCCATTGAAGAACAAACATTACCTTTATAGACAAAAGCTTTATTAGTTAAATCTAAAAACGATTTTTCAACTGTAAAAGATTTTTTATGAGATCCGATTGTTAACTTATCTGCTCTCTTATATGCAGATGTCACTGTAGCTACTTCTGAAATAAGAGATTTAGCAACTACTCTTATTACTGTAGCAGATACAAACTCTACTACTTGAACTTGAGTATTGTTAACTGCATTTGTAAATCCAGATAAAGTTAAAATATCTCCCACGACTAAAGCAGTGGCCCAAATACCTACAGCTCTTGTAATTGTGTTTGTAAAGTATGTTACACCATCAACAATATATGGAGTAACTGTAATAGTTAAATCCACACCTACTGCTGGCAGAATGTCCCAATCATTTAACATAGCACCAGACATTAATTTATCAATTGCTGTTTCTTTAGCTAATTCGAAGTTCATAGAAGAAGCAACTGCCAATGAGGTTACAATTTGTCCTGACGACATTCTATCTGTTCTAATCTGTTTTGATTGAGTCGTAGTTGGAGTTGCTGAGAAAGATTCACTTGTATATCTAACAGTTGTTAAATCTCCAAGTCCTCCAGCTAGTTGTAGAATTGATTGAACAATTTGTGTATTAGATCCAACACCGCTCACTACTACTGAGAGTAATGCCATAGCTGCTGGAGTAGCATCTATTGCTGCTTTAATCTGAGTTGCTGTAGAAGCTCCACCAGAAATTTGAACGCTAATTGCATTTCCAACTACTGATACTACTTCAGCTCCAGCAGTTGCTCCACCTGTATAAGTGACACTTATTAAGTTACCACTTTCTGAATGTGCATTTGCAATATATGTTAAATCTTGAACTATTAAAATTGCTTGATTTGACGGCTGAACTCCTACTACAGATTCTTCAGCTATCACTACTCGGACTTGATTCGACGAACTCATTATATACCTTCCTTGTATAATCGTTATGGGCTTAAATTTCTCATATAATGTACCATAAAAGATGCAGAGGTATACCCACCAGCAAAATTTATAGATACTCCACTTCCAAAATTTGGTGGAGTAACACTTTCTATTAGTATAGAGTTTATATTACTACCTCGCAATAATGATCTAATTGCCTCTGCCCTAGATAGTATAGCGTTATGACCCCCTAAACTAGCTAGTGCCACGACATGAATATAGACTACCCCAATCTCCTTGTAAGTTCCTTGGGTATTGTTTGCGTTAAGTGCTATTGGAATTTCAGAAGATCCAATAAAATGAACTCCTGTCCAATCCCCACCCAACGGAATTTCGTGGTAAGTCAATAATTGTTGTAAATCCTCTACCTCAGAAGTAAGGTCTACAACTTTCTCGGTACTACATTGTGTAGTAATAAAATTTAGTAATTCATCTCTAACAAATTTACTACTCACTAGGTGTTTCTCCGTTAGTTATTCCAGCACCGATTACATTTATTACTATGCAAGGGTAGAAGTATGGCTTCCCAGTTCTGTCACTACTTTTTCTTCCATTACCTTTTCCGTTAACATACCTATTTATTGGTAATCCACCTGAGTCGGTAGAAACTCCGCTAATAGCTCCTCCGTCAATGAAGGAGAAACTTATGAAAGAGTTTTTCCCATATCTTCTTTTAGCTAGAGATGCTTCTAAGGCATAAACTCCACTTGGAAGGTAAGATTCTTTATACCCTAATAAGTCTCTATTCTTTTTCTTATTTACTTTTAATTTAGCATAGTGAAGCTTGCCGCTCCCTCTCTCTTTGGTAATCCCATATCTTTCAAGCTTTCTGGCATAGGGGGAAATATTTACAAATCTTATTTGATCTTTACTTTCAAAGGCAGGGTTAGTTGCTAGGTAGGCCACTAATTCATCCATGTCAGTTGCAATTTGAGTGTTGTTATAAAATATTAAATTATTTTTTTGATACC